CCCCCCCACTAAGTTATCAATTTTATATTAACCCCTCGGACAGCAAATGTCTTACCCCCCTCTTCATCATTTCCCACACACATGAAAAAGCGCACAGCTAAAACCAAGTCGGTTCAGCCCAAGTTGGCTGAGTACACCATCAACATGGAAACCATCACCGCGTCAGTGGACGACGCCAAGGCCACGCTCGACGCGCTCTATCTGCTGCTCAACGCGGTCATCGAGCGGCTCGCCGAAGAGCAAGGGAGGGCCAAGAAGTGAATCCTGAGCTAGTGGTCGGCGAGATCGGCTTCGGTAGCAACTTCGGCTCCTCCGCGGAGCTGGAGTTCTACCGCGCCGAGGACAAGCGCAACTCGGCCGAAATGGCCAACCTCGAAGCGGAGAAGCGCGAGCTGATTAAGCGCGTCAATCGGCTCAAGCTCGTCTTGAAGCGGTGCGCGGCGCTCTCTCCCGACGTCAGCGACGAGAAGCACGAAGCCCTGCTCGCCGTGGAGGAGCCGCTGTGAGCGCCGGAAAGGGCGACGCCCCGCGGCCGGTAGACGGCTCAAAATACCGCGAAAACTGGGATGAAATTTTTTGCAGAAAACGCTTAAAAGTTGTTGCCCCTATGTCCGCATTTGTCCACACTTGCCCACACCAAGAACCCACGGCTGCCACCACGCCGAACGACGTAGAAACGGCAGCCCATGCGACCCGAACTTAAACAAACCCTTAAAAGCGTATGGCCCCATGTAGCAGACGATGTCATAGCGGTGGACGAAGCGTGCGACCGCTGGCTCAAGCGTCGCTACGAAATGCGTCAACGCCGGAGGGAGCGCAATGAGTCCGGTGCAATCGCTCGTTTACCTAACGCTCCTCGCGCTGCTGGTTCTGGCAGCGATGGCAGCGAGTGATGACGACGACGACAACAACTTTGTATGAAAACCACCACCACCCCACAAAGCCCAAACACCGAGAAGGCTGTGCTAGGCACACTCATGGCCGAGCCGAAGCTCGCCGATGAAGTTGCCGGACTGCACGGCGATCTTTTTTACACTCCGGCGCATCGCGCGATTTTCGATGCGATCAACGAGATCCGCGCAGACGGCGGTGTGCCCAACATCGTTGCCGTCACGCAGAGGCTCGACGCGCAGAAGAAGCTGACCTTTGTCGGCGGCGCCGGAGCTATCACCGAGTTTCTTATGCAAGCGTGCGGAGGTTTGTCCGCGCTCGAATACCATGCGCAAACTTTGCGCGATCTGCATGGCCGTCGCTCGATTATCTCCGCGGCCGTCGCCATGCAGGCAGCGGCTAACGACATGGCCGCGAACGCCGACGAGGTGCTGCAGTCCGCCGGAGAGAGCGTCTTGTCGCTCAGTCTCGGCGCTCCGACCGACTCGATGCGCAGCGCGGCCGACATCGTGCCGTCGCTCCTCGAAGAGCTGGAGGCTCTAATGGACAACAAGCAGACGCTCGGCCTGCGCACCGGCTTCGCTGATCTGGATCAGGTGACCGGCGGTCTCCGCGGCGGCACGTTGAGCATCATCGCTGGACGACCGGCCATGGGTAAGAGCGCGCTGATGATGAACATCGCGGACAACCTGATGCGCCGCAAGGTTCCGGTGCTCTACTTCTCGCTGGAGATGCCAGCCAACGAGTTAGCCGCTCGCGTAGTGTTGTCCCGCGCCAACACCAACACCGAGCTGGTCCGCAATGGATTCGTCGATCAGGCCGGAAAGCGCCGCATTGGTTCCGTTGCCTTGGATTTTTCTGGCGAGCCGCTGTACATAGATGACCGCTGTGGCATGTCTTTGTTGGACATCCGCGGACGTGCAAGGTTGGCCGTTCGCAGGTGGGGCGTGAAGATTATCTTTGTTGATTATTTGCAGCTCGTCTCGCACTCGAATGCGAAGTCGCGCGAGAACGAGGTCGGCTTTGTTTCGCGCGGACTAAAAGCGATGGCGATGGAACTTGGCATTCCAGTGGTCGCCGCCGCGCAGTTAAACAGGCAAGCGGAGAACCGGCCCGACAACCGGCCGAAGCTCTCCGACCTGCGCGAGAGCGGCAGCATAGAACAGGATGCCGATTTGGTCGCTCTCGTTCACCGGCCATCCTACTACGCAGTGCAAGACGAGGAACCGGAGCCGCAAGACGCGGAACTAATCATCGCCAAGCACAGGGCCGGACGAACCGGCACGCTCAATATGACATGGCGTCCCAGCCTGACGCGATTTGATGCGAAGGCTCCGGTCAGCAACATCGTCTCCGCGCCGCGCCTGACCGACGAGGGCAACAGCGTCTACGCGCCGGATAAACAGCTATGGGAGGCCATCAACGAGTGATTAATTCCCGACAGAAGGGCGCCTCGTTCGAGCGCGAGGTCGCCAAGGCTCTGACCGCCGAAGGTTTTCCGGCACGGCGGGGCGCACAGGTCTCGCAGGGATCTTGGGGGATCTCCGCACCAGACGTGATTGTGCCCTGCTTGCCGGACTGGCACTTCGAGTGCAAACGCCACGGCCGCGCGCGCTTCGACCTCGATGCGGCTATCGCTCAAGCCTACCGCGACGCCGAGCGCAAAAACTGTGCCGTGATCCATCGCAAGGATCACTGCCGCATGCTGGTCACTCTCACATTCGAGGACTTCTGCGAACTCATGCGCCACAGCGATTTTCCCATCCAACCAAAAACACCAAACCCAAATACACAAAGTGAATAAAACCATAACCACACCCGCGGGCGTCGCTCGCTATCCCAGACTCAACTCGCCGGACACCAAGTTCAGCGAGGAAGGCCAATACAAAGTAGACCTCGAAATGTCCGCCGAAGACGCGGAGCCGTTTCTTAAACAGATCGAGGCCATGTTTTCCGAGTTCGTCGCCGACAAAAAACGCGAGCTGAAAAAGGACACTCTCAAGATCCACGCAGCGCCATGGTCCGAGAACGACGGACTGGTACAGCTCAAGCTGAAGGTCAAGGCGACCGGCAAGAGCAAGGACGGCGAGACGTACACGCGCCAACCGAAGCTGTTTGATGCTTCCGGTCAGATCACCAACGAAAACATCGGCGGCGGCAGCAAGCTCAAGGTCGCTGTGGTGCCATACTTCTGGTACACCGCGTCGCTCGGCGCCGGAATCACGCTGCAGCCGAAAGCCGTCCAGATTTTGGATCTGGTCACTTGGAGCAGCGGCGGCACCGCTGAGGCTTACGGCTTCGAGGTGACTGAGGCGCCCCGCGCATCGGTCAAAACCGGAACCAACGGCGAAGAAGTCGAGTGGTAGTCATGGCAACCACTGCACGCAAGAGGGGGGCGGCAAAACGCCGCTCCCCTTCGGCCAAGGCCGCGGAGCCTGCGCCGGAGCGCTTCGCTGCAGACGGACGCAAACTCGTACGTTTGGAGAAGCTGAAAGCGCACCAGAAATATATCCTCAAAGACGGCACGCAAGTGGTCGGCGCCTCGACCATCTCCAAAATCGGCGACGACCAGAGCAACTTGATCCACTGGGCATGGGGTCTTGGAAACAAGAACCAAGACTACCGCAAGGTGCGCGACCGCGCGGCCGACATCGGGACAATCACGCACTTCTTAATCGAGTGCTTCTTCCACGGCTGGGCGGCTGACCTCTCCGAGTTCGCACCAGCCGACGTCGAGAAGGCGGGCGTCGCGTTCAATAACTTCCTGTCGTTCTGGAACGAGCAGGGCCTCACGGTGCTGGAACCGGAAGTGCAGCTCGTCAGCGAGGCGCACTTGTTTGGCGGCACGATCGACGCGCCGTCCGTAGACAAGGAAGGCCGCATCGTGTTGCTCGACTGGAAGACGTCGAGCGGCATCTACCTGTCGCAAAAGCTGCAGCTCGCAGCCTATGAGCGCTTATGGAATGAGAACCGGCCGGAGCAGCGCGTTCAGCGCCGCGCGGTCGTTCGCATCGGCAAGGAGAAGGCAAACGATCACAGCATCGAGTGGATGTTCTCTTCGGACAACGAGTGGGAGCTGTTCGAGGCACGCCTCAACCTGCACTACGCAAGCCTGCGCTACAAGAAAGCCGCCTGATGCCTCGCCGCAAATACATAGCCATCATCCGTAGGAAGCTCGGCCGCGAAAAAGCGGACGGACTCACTATGGGTGATGGCCGTGTGTTCATTGATCCGCGGCAAAGCGGCATCAACGAGCTGGACACCATCGTCCATGAGTTGCTGCACGACTGTTTCCCCCACCTGAGCGAAGAAGCCGTCGCCGATGCCGCCGGAGTCATGGCGCGCAGCATGTGGCGCGACAAATGGAGGAGGGTCATGGAATGACGTCCGCAATCCTCATCGCCTTGGTCGGCCTGCTCTATTTCGCCGTGGCCATCGATCAATTCTGCATACAGCACAACTTTTGGGCCGGTGTGGTCTGGTTTGGCTACAGCGTTAGCCAGATCGGTCTTTGGCACATGACCATCC